AAGCAAGTTCTGGAGAGAATCGTTCCGTATCACCAGTATAATCCGTAACACCACCAGCAGTAGGTATTTGAATATTGGCCGCAATAGAAGATGCTAAAGTAACCTTACCAAATACTGCAAATCCTGCTGGATGGGTTGCCTTTTTTAATTCTGTAATATAAGTGCCAACAGACTGTCCTATTTTAATTTCATATGAAAAATCTTGATAAAAGAAAGAGTCTTGTAATCTAATAACCCCATCACTAATATGGTGATCAGTGTTTTTATAAAACCCCTCTTTTTCTGAAGTAATATCAGAATTCATTGTTACTTTTGCGTTATATTGATTTACAATAGTTGCACTGGCGCCTCCAGCATCTGATATAACATTGGTTCTAAAATCAGGATCACTTTCACTTATTAAATATGATCCTGCATTAGTGCTACTAGAATCTGTCCCATCCAATAATGTATAACCAACTTCCAAAAATTCTCCTTCTGTAAGAAGAGCATCACCAAGATCATTTGGAAAAGAACCAATATCTAACCCACTCTCTTGTTTGATATTAAATCCAAATTCTTCATCTATTACAAAACCACCGACATCAAAATCATATGGAACAAGCTTCTGAATAATGGGATTACCATCTTCTAATAAAAGTCGAAGATCCACATCTAGGCCAGGAAGGATATGAAAATCCAATACTAGATCACTGCTATCTCCACCTGTAGGAGCATCTAATAAACTCGTTTCCAATATAAGAGGTTCATATGATTCTCCAATAATCCTAACGGCATCAGTATTATCATGTTTTATAGTAATTTGTTCTACAAATTCATAATCTCCAGCAGCATTACTATTACTAAAACGATTTTCCATCAACAAAAATTCTCTTGTGTTGACTGTAGCATCTGCTACTTCATCTTCCAAGAGAATATTTGCTTCAGCATCTACTGATCTAAATCCACCATCTTCAAAAGTAGTAATAGTTCGTGGATCATTTGTTCCATCATCTGTAATCCATCCACCAGTAGTAAATCTCTGTCTACCTGTTCCGTTCAATTGAAATTTATCTCTGATTATCTGAACATCAGGATAAGGTTTCTCGTCTTCGAATAAAATCTCATCCCCAGCATCTGTACCACCACTATCGGTTCGATCTAATAATAAACGACTTGTCGTCACCTCATTTTCAAGTTGAACAAATTGATTTACAGTTGTGCCTAATGTTTGTTCAAGATCTATTTGATTAATATATGTTTCTAATGCATCAGTAATTAGAGCCCCAGAACCATCTTCTAATAACATAATCGATAAGAAGTGAGTGATTACCCTATTAGCAATAAAGTGGTCAGTATGAGACTCTAAAACATTATCTAACTGTATAAATTTTCCTGTGACACTAGGAGATTCTAATTCAATACCTTGTGTTACATCTACACCAACTGTTTCAAATTCTATTCTTTCTCTATTCTCAATTGTTGCTGTCAATAGTTTAATATCATCATTATATGCTTTTACAGTCCCAACATGGCCCGTGGTTGTAAATGGACTTGTCGGTAGAAAAGAACCTGTAACATCCTTTACTATAAAATGAGTATCAAATGTTCCAGATGGATCAGAGTCATATCCAAAACCACCATCCTTTATCTTTATAGATGTTATCTGTCCTATATCAGTAGATGTTGATGTAACAAGGCCCCCTGTTCCAGCAGTGCTTGTAATAGAAATTGTAGGTAATTTGCTATATCCACCCCCAGGATCGGTAATGACTATTCTAGAAATGGAACCTTCAGTATCAGCTGCTCCAGCTTCTATTTGAAATCTGTCATTATCTGAACCTATAATATCTTGCTGTCTTGTTGTTTGTTCTGTAAGAATATAATAACCATCATCCAACGCACTACCATTTGTAGCATCTATTAATATCTGATCTCCAGCATTACTTCTTGAGTCATCAGTCCCTTCCATAACCAAAGTAAAATTAACAATACTCTGATTTGTATTTGGTTCCTGTATAAGAAAATCATCATTATTATCAGTATCTTCCAATAAAATACTGCCATCAATAACACTAACAAATCCTTGGGCAGATTCAACAGTAGTATCTGCTGCATTAGGAGTAAAGACTAATGGATCACCAACTCTATATAAAGAACCTATATCATCAATAATTGTTCCAGTTACACTTCCAGTAGATATCTCACTAACCTCTGCATCTGCAAAATTATTTCCCACAGCAGGATCAATAGTGATAGGATCATTAACAGAATAATGCGCTCCCGCCTCCGTAATAGTAGACCCTGTTACAAATGACTTTATAACAAAAGACATTAAAACATCTTGTGTATTAGATGATGCTGTTATGGTTTCCCCTGTTTGAAATGTACCAACAGATACTCTAGGATCAATCTCTAATTCAGAAACAGAAGTATTCCCTTGAAATATAACTAAAGTATTAAGAATTACACTCGTTGCCCCAGAAGTACTACCTGTTATAGTTTGCCCTGTAATATCAAGTGCATCAGACCCACTAACAGCGGCAACTCTCATAATAGTAGGTTGACTCCAATTACCCTTGGATGCACGTAACATAAATTTGTTTGGATATACAATTTCTGATTCTTCATCAAAGAGAAGTCTTAGAAAAAGTTTATGCCCTTCGGATGTTCCTTTTGCCGTATATAAATCCTTAATATTTTTAATAAGATCACGTTTCGCAACTCCTGATGCAAGGGTCTTTGGAATTGATTCCAAAAACATATTAAACATCTCATCCAAAAATACAGTAGTAGTATTGTCTGTATTTGCATACTCCAAAAGTTGTTGCATATTTTGTACGGGATTTGCACGATAGGAATCTATCGTTGCTGTAGCATCGGAAGTTGAACCTGTTATGGTTTCACCAACTTCAAATTTTTGTTGGGAAGAAATGAAAAGTCTTTTATTACCCAGATCATCAACGAGCACCGTTGCAGTTGCTTTAGATGTAGAACCAGTTATAGTTTCATTTGCAACAAACTTACCAGTGGTTCCTGTCCCTGTTTCTGTATTAATCTTTACAGGAACATCACCTTCTGATAAAATAAAACTTGTGGAAACTGTTTCTTGTCGTATACTGTCAATAGTAACAGTCACAATCAATTCCGCTGCTTCTAAGAATTGATAAAAACTCTTTACAAAAGAAACAAACTTTGGATGATCTGCTTGGACAAAATCAGGGACTTGCCCTTCTATCAAAGGAGAAATCTTTGTAGTTAACTTTCCATCAAAGGGTGCCATTTTTTAAAAACTCGATGTTTCTGGTACTGCCCCAGTTGTTACATAAGTAGATGCTGCACCTGGAACTCCAGTAGCAATTGTATCTACCTGACCTGTAACTGTTGTGTTTGTAAAATCTATTTCCAGTATCTGATTTCTAACAGCTCTAATATCTTTAGAATCAGGAACACATGTTATTCTAATCTTTGTAGAAGTTACTCCATCAACATCTTCTACTGATATCAAATTAATAGAATCAATTTTAACACTACCTTCAGTATAATCTATAACCCCTGCTGTCAGGTCTGTATATGTTCTAGTAGACCCTACCAAATAGAATCTTCTTATATTTCCTTCACCATCATCATCAAAGAATTGTATATTTTCAGTATCCCCACTAACCTTAAATCCTGTTGAAGCAAGGATACCACCATTCACTGCATTGTGTCCTGCTACTGGATGATGATGAGCATTATTAAAAAATAAATTATATCCTTGTGCTGTATCTAAAGTAGGTTCAAAAAATTGTGCCATAGTAACATTAGTGACATTGCTTAGTATAGAATTATCAGTTGTATCAATAAGTCTTGTAAGTTCAGAATGTCTAAAAGTATTATTAAACTCTGTCAAAGTATTAGTATTATATGTTTCAAGAACAGCTGTCACGTCTGTAACTAATGTTTCTTTAGTTTTTGTTGTTGTACTGGAATTAAACTTAAATATTACTTGCAAAATAAGAAAAGTTGTTTCTGGATCAATAACAACAGGAGTAAGAGATGCTACATTAAACTTTCTAAGGTCTATAACAAGTTGGTCTTTTTGTGTAGTTGTAAGATTATTACCAGTAGAAGATTTAATCGATATAAAAACCTTTCCAAATTCTTGTGTAGATACAACCCCAAGACTAGAATCAAAAGACCCATCTTCTCCACCGAATACCTGTACAGATTTTGTTTGTGGAAATAACTTCCTTGCAAAAACCTTGTAATCATTTACAGTAACACATCTTCCTTGCGCTGCAAAATCCAATGGAGCATTAAGTTTAATAGAAGCAAGAGTTTCTCTTTCTCCTCCACCATCAGCTGATGCCACAGTTGTAACAGTAATATCTGTTTCACCATCAATAGCACCTGTATTTGTAAATGTTGATGCACCATTCGCAAGTTCTTTATTTGTTGCTACAAAAGTTAAAAGAACAATATTGCCATCTGATATTGCTTTACTTACAACACCATCACCAAAATAAACTTCAAACTTTCCTGCCTCTACTTCTTGTAAAAAGAAAACAGCACTAACTCCTGTCAATTGTGTAATATCTGTTGCCTTTGTATATGTGGTAGTTGACGTATCAGATAAAGAAGCTTGAACAACTACAGATAAAGTATTAATATCAATACGATTATCATTAATCAAAAATCTTTGATCGGAATCAGAACTATCTGCTGTATATCTCTGTGTAATAAATGAACCTTCAAATAATAACACATCATTAAAAATAATATCCAACCCAGATTTATTTGCTGTTATGTCTGAGACATTAACAAATTGAAAAGGGTTTCCATCTACTGTAGTAGAAAAAGTAGTCCCTGCAACAATTGTTCTTGTAGAAGTAGATACGTTATTCATTGTCACATTCACCGTTGCTTTTGGTGCTGTGACAGAACCAACCTCATAACCTAAAGTCTTTGCATGAGAAACTATACTTGATCTTAAAGATGAAGTATCTATAAACATTTCATTGGCGAGCATATTAGAATTGAAACCAAGATAGTGAGTGTTATAAGCAAGTATATCCAATAAGATGTTTATACCAGCACCTTCAAAATCATAGTCAGTAAATTCATTCTGTGCTCTAAGAAAAGTTTTTAGGTTATTTTTAACGTCATCAAAATCAAATTCTGTAATATCTAGCCTTCGTTCTTCTGTTGCCATTATCGTATTCTCTCTAACATAACATCTAGTGTTACTAATTCTGTTGGGACATTAACTACATAAAATTCTATAGTACAATCATAAGCATTGCGATCTAAATCTGGGCGTGCTTGAACTCCCACAAGTCTTGCTCTTGGTTCAAAATTTTCTATAACATCTTCTATATGCTGTGTAAGAATAACAGCAACAAGAGGTGTCATAAGTTCAAACAACATACCTCGTACACCAGATCCTATTTCTGGATGAAAAGGTTTTTCAAAATGATTCATTAGAACAAGATTACGGACTGAACGCTTTACTGCTTGAACATCCGTAACCTTATTAACATCTCTGGTAGATGCTTTCTTTTGAAAGAATAGATCCAAGTCTCTCCATTGACGAACATTACGATCAATATTATTTTGACCTTGTGCATCTGTAAATGCTTCTAAAGAACTTGGTGTTCCTACCATGTTAGACTCCTGTTACTTTATTTATAAGTATAACATCAATCTGCGGTCTGTTTCATTCTATAAGGTTCATACTTTTTCCAGACATGCTCTGCTGGAACTCGAATAAAAGGTTTCTTTGTTTCTCTCACATTGGGATTTTTAATAGTAAGAAAAACTTTCTTACCCTTTGCCCATGCATCCATTTTTAACAAATCCTTTTGAATGAGTGTTCTTTCTCTTTTAATAGAGTTTAATAGTTTCTTATTCACACTAGACATTTATGCTTTCTCCTATCAGTTTTCCTTCATTACTATTTTGTATAAATTTCTTTTTGAATTGTTCAATTAGCTCGTCTGCTTCTGCTGCTCTTGCCTTGGCAATTGCCTGAAAAGGTTTCAACTCAAATTTCACCCCTTTAGCAAAAATTTGGGCAGCTTCAAATACTTTACGATCATCCAATTGTTTTTGCAGTTCTATTCTTTTATTATTAATAGCATCCCAATTTATTTCATTTACAGCTGTGACGGCTGCGGCCTTGAAATCTCCTGTTAATTTTGCAAATATAAATGTTCCATCTGCTTTTCCAGTATCAGGATCTGGGGCTTGGTTAAAAGGAGGAGCAGCAATAGATGCTTTTAGCATAGCTCCTAATTTCTGAACTACTGCTGTGGTACTTGCATGTAACTCTGCAACTGCTCTGGAATTATTATTTTGAGCTGCTTCTACTTCTGATAAACTCAATCCATCTCCACTTGTATTTGTTGCTCCTTTTAATGCGGTTAAAGCTCCAGCATTTACTATATTTATTAAATTCCCAGGATTTAAAGCAGCACCACCCAAAACAGACTCTATCTTTGCCCTTGCATCCAACTTTCTAAAATTATCTTCAATTTCCTTTGTAATTTTTAATCCAGGTTGTGGTGTAGTAGATAAAATTCCTTCTTTCCCAAGTAATGAAGATACGGTAGATTTAAAAGCTGAAGCTACCGCTGCCAAAGTGGAATTAGAAGAAGCGGCAGCTGCACTATTGTCTATAGGTTTTGCAGCTGCTTCTCCTACAGGTGCTTCATCTGCTATTATTGTATTTGCTGGTTTCTCTTGTGGAGTACCACCAGCAGCGGGTACGATCATATTTGGAGCCGCAGCACAAATATCAAGACCTCCACCAATAGAACCTAGTATTCCTTCGAAGTCACTTCCTATTGCACTAAGGGCATCTCCAAATGTATTACTAAGTTCTAATTTCTTTGCGGCAAACTGAGCAAGACCAGCAATAGAATCTGTAGCAATACCAAGTAGACCACTTATTTCAGCACCTAAAGATATGTCTGGTAATGAAGGCAATTCTGGCATTTTCAATCCATCAAGTTTACCAAGTGCGGCTGTTACATCAAGTTCCAATTGATTAACAATATCAATTGCTGGTAATTCAATATTTAAATTCAAATTATCAAGAGAAAGAGATAACTGTTTTTGAATATCGTTA